CGGCGAAGGTGTCAGAAGGATAGTTATCTTATCTGGCACCACAAGGGTGCCAGATAAAGGATGCACAGATTATGTACAGAAGCCCAAGGCCACACCACCTGTAGTGTAGGCAAGGCCATAGCTACCGGAGCCGTCCGTACCGACAATATTGAAGAAATTGTAGTCACTAGCGGAACGGAGCCACCACCAAGCAGCACTGGTGCCTGCCTTGCTCTTGATGCGAGATGTGTTGTCGGGAAAGGTTGCTGAGTATGTAGGTCCGAGTGTTTCAAGACCTGAACCAAATACTTCCTTATAAGACGGAATCCATACATCCTCTGTTGTCAATACATCATTTACAGCAGAACCGGAAACATTGTAAATCCTGCTGTACTTTTTGACAGGTTTAATAGCGTTACGGACAGTTTCGGGAATAAGTGGCTTGACAGTTTCTTTGAGATAGCTTCTCATTTCCGTCTTTTCCCAACCTCCGAGAGAGCCTGTTCCTTCCGTACCGGAACTGTATGACGGATTCATTCTGTGGCTTGTCTGCAAGAGCTGCTTTGATATCCAAGTGATCGCTGCAGTTCCACTGCCTGTTGCAAGTTCATCAGTGTTGATGGCTACTATCTCCATAGCTACAGTACCCTCTGTTCCGAGGTCGAGAGTCTTTGTATCTCCGACACTATACTTGCTTGCATAAGTGCCGTTATTGATGCTGGCTATGATCTCAGCCCAACTATCCGTTATCGTGTCACCGACATTGTAGCTGAACTGAGCATAACACGAAGTATTGCCCTGAATATTGGTGTTTGATGGTGACCATCCGCTGAATACATAGTTTGCAGAGTCTGTCGGATGAGTAGGGGTACTGCCTGTATAGGTTGCCGTACCGCCTGCGAAAACGCCTGTAACGGTCTGCAACAGGGTACTTCCGTTGTAGAAGTAAACCGTGTAGGTCGGAGAGAGTATCGCCGTGTAGGTGGCATTTCCTGTTACGGTGCTGATATCCGGTGTCCAACCACCAAAAATATCACCTGCATTACCTGTCGGTGTAGCTCCGTCATAGGTAGGTGTCGTTCCATACGGTACATTGGTATCTGTTTCAAGCACCGTACCGTCTACTTTCTGCCAAGTGATGGTATAGGTTCTTACCGTCTTGCCGAATGCAGCATATACATCTCTGTCTGCTGTTACCTCTGCTAAAGCTCTTGTGTTATTGATCTCAATATTCGGCTTCATAGCCCATCCAACGAAGTCATAATGATACTGTGCGGTATCGGTTTTTGTCGGTGTCGTTCCTGCATAAGTACCGTTGCCGCCGTCCATAACCGTTTCAGTGTACAACAATTCGTTGCCGTCCTGACTATAGTACTTCAGGGTTGCTGTTGTATGATCTGCTGTAATCGTGATATATGGATATCTTGCCTGCAATGTGAGAATATCATTGCCTGTCAGTGTCGGTGCATGAATAGTACCGGATACCTGTGCATTGTCCATATTGTTGCCGTATTCGTCCAAGCCACGCATGGTGTCGAGCTTGTTATACAGTGCCGTAATCTCTGCCGCATTAGCAACCTCCCAATAGATATTGGTAAGTCTCACACGGGAACTTGCCGCAAGAGCATTGACTATTGCCTTGCTGTTTACGGTATTGCAGACATTCTCAAGACGGAGTGTTGAAATGTTGCTGTACGAGGGCATTACAAACTCAGTAATAGCTATCTGGTTCTGAAGCGTCAGGTTCGTTACCGTTGCAGGAAGATGCAGTTTACGCAAAATACCGCCGTTCGGGAGTGTGACACCTGTGACAGATGTGCCGTCAAAATAAACTTCTTCGATGTTGGTACATCCGGAGAGATCAACCGTTTTCATATCTCCCAAACCAAGACCGGAACAGTTGCGAACATCAAGGTAATGCAGCAGCACATTGTTGCCAAGATAAAGTTCTCTCATATTGCTGTTGTCATACGATACTGCCGAATCTCCAAGTTTGATAGTCTGAAGCTTCGTTGCCATTGAGAAGTCTGCATAACCCACCTTAAGTCCTGAAAGATCACCTATTGCTCCCAACTGACTTGCACTGTAGATATAGATTTCGGTGTCATTTACATTATCAAGAGGACATTCAAGCGTAACAGACTGATTTCTTGCCGCTCTTGTCTGCTGTAAATACGAGCCGTACTTGACAGAGGCATATACATCCGCATAAGGTGTGACAGATACATCAGCTTTAGCATATCCTCTGAGCTGTATAACATCGGAGAGAGCATCTCCGGCATTGTATTTGCTGTCAATATAGCGGAAACGGTTGTACAACCACCATTTACGCTGTTCAGCTTTACTTCCTTGCAGCATTGATAGGTAAGCACCGGAGCCGTCTTCTACGAGCGGTGCAAGGTATTTGAACCAAGCATCCTCATTGAAAATAGCCTCCGACCATTTCGCCTGATGTTCCTCAAATGCGGTTTCCACTACATTATAGGACAATACTCCGGTACTTCTCAAACGCTGATACATAGCCTTGATGTCGTCAAAAAACGCCTGACGGAGATTTATCCACAAGACGCTCTGCTGTCCGTTGAATACGTCTGCACCGCCAACCGTGTCAATATCTTCAAGATTATAGCTGAACACGAGCGAACCTTCATTGTTGATACCCAAAGCAGTATCAAAGTCGTAGGGCAGAGAGAACCATTTTGAACTTCCCATAAATGTCGGAAATGCGTTTTTTGCACGGCTATCAACCATAAGAAACAACTCTGTAAACAGATAGTAGAAGATTACAGCGTCCTTTTCCATATACTGTGTGAGTTCCGTTCTGAATTTTTCAAGACGAGCCGCCTTATCTGCCGCAGAAGAAACAGCACTCTGATCTGTCGATACCAACCATTCCGAAAGAGCTTTAAGGTTTGTCGGGTCGGTATTATCTTCAGGAAATCTGCCCTCAAAGTCATTGAGCCAATCATCTCCGGTAAAGTCTGCCGACTTAAACAGTACACGATTGCTTGTGTTGTTCTTGATTTCCCAACTTTCGTCACCGTCTGCAAAGCCGAATACTTCCTCTGTTCCCTTATCATTGTTGAAGTTGTACTTGCCAAGGAAAGTGGTATTTGTACCATCCGACCAAAAAATAACGATGGGAAATCCGTCAATACCCTGTCTGACGGCACTGTTTTGTTCCTGTGCAGGTGTCTTGTAGGGACAAGCGTCATTATAGAGCCTTGCCAACTCAACATTGTTTGCACCTTCTGATGACGCAACATCAGCCTTGAAGCAGAAGGCATTGGTAGCGATTGCTCCCGTTCTCAACGGATACTTGGCAACATTCGTGCCATTACTGAGTGTAAAGCCGTTCTTGAACTTGATTTTGTAATTCTTCCTTGCGTAATACTGCGAGGATGTACCCTGTACATTTGCTTCTGCTCCTGTTGATGTAAAGCTGCGAGAGGTAACAACAGGGTCAACATAGGTAACATTTACAGTCTTTTTATCGCCCTTGTACTGCGGCAACTCGGCACACTCAATAATCATGTAGGGGAGATCGTTCGGCAGCTTTGCAATGACGATATTGCCGTATTCATCATAAACGCTGTTCCTTTGGTATCGGGAAAGCATATCATCTACCGTCTGTGTGTCAGCAATCCAGTTAGTGAGTATCTGGTGTCTTGTAAGGTCGTTATCGTAAATGCGGATGCAGTAAATATCCATCGTGCAAGTGTTCGAGCCGATACTGATACCAACGGGACTAACCTGTGAGAAGTCGTCCGTATCAGGGTACTGTATAACACCGCTCATTATACCGTTGATATAGCAATAAATGAGCCTGTTCTTGCTTCGTTTCTCAACGACAAAAGCAATACGGACATGTTCGTTCTCTTTATACTGCGTAAAGATACCGGACTGTTCAGAGGTGAGTGTCGCCTTTTGTGCTGTCATCTCAATACCTCTTCCACCGCTCATACACGAAAGAATAATGCTGTCGTAGTTCAGTACATCACGGGTTGCAAATTCAATTTCTATGGTCTTTCCTGTACCTCTGAAATCTGTTGCAAATATCTGATACGGTATCGTTACTCTTGCATCTCCGGCAACACGGAGTACGGTAGTACCATCTTCATCATTCACCCAACCGTCAGAAGCATAGTTAAATCCGGTCAAAGTTGCCGCAATATTGCCGTAGCTCCAGTTTTCAGGATGTGCTTCATTGTTGCTTCGTCCTGTACTTGCAAGGTACAATTTAAGCTGATCGGTTTCGGCTTCAACATGGATATCCGATTCCGTAATCGTCAGCCGCAGTGTTTTTGATACCTGTCCTGATGTAATGGCAATGGCAAGCTGTCCTGCTTCATCGGCACGGTAAGTAAATACTTGCTGTGTACGGTCAACCGTAATACTGGCCGCCTGATTGCCGTTGACGGTAATGACAACGGGTGCTGTCAGATTTGTCGGGTCATAAACCGTATAATCAACATGGAGGGTGGTGTACTGTACCGCTGTAGTCGTATTGAAAGATGATACGATGATTGGGTTGTTATTCAGGGTTTCAAGACAGATGATCTCGTAGTACAGGCGGTTGCTTTGTACTGCCTGTCCGTTTATCTCACACTCAAAGTATGCCTCGAATGTATGAGCACCGTGTGTCTGCTGCGGTATCGTAAATGACATTTGTCTGCCAGATACGGATGTAACAGTAGTGCCTATTTCGTTGCCGTCAAGCAGGAAATAGACGGTTTTCTGTATGCTTCCTACAGGTGTATAGGGGAAAGAAATAGCCCCCTGATACGGTGTTGTAGCGTCAAATGTACTGCTGATGGAGATAGCAACACTCGTTACACTGAAATTAATAGTTCTGTTGTTATTGTACACATCTGCGATATTGACCTTAACGACATTTGAGCCTACGGCAAGGTAGCTTGACACATCAATATTGACCGTTCCTTGTGTAATGTTCAGGATAGCTTTTACAATGCCGTTGACGGTGATCTTTGCTGTACCGTCACCTGTCGGCATATTATCCTCAATAGATGACCAACTCATCGTAACAACACAAGTATCGCCCTCTGCGATTGTCTTTGACAGCCAACCAGTTTCATTGGTTACGGTAAGCTGTGCATTGTTGCTTGAACCACCGCCGCTGCCACCGCCGCCGTTTCCGGCAAAAGGTCCGTAAGGTCCTGCAATTCGCTCTCCGTTATTCAAGCCGTAAACAAGACCGTTGTTGTCTACTTCCAACTCGGTGAAATAGTTTCCTGCTTCAAGTTGCAATCTTCTGATTGTCGTTTCAAATGTGTCAATGCGATTGGCAAACTCGGCTGTTTCATTCTCAATATTAGACGCTTTCTGGAGTGCTTGTCTTGCAATGGTATCAGCGTTGGTAGTCACCGCCGCTATGTCGGCTTCTTTTCTTTCGATGGTGCTGATAGCTCTCTCAGCGGTTGTAGAGAGGTCATTTAGCTTAGTGTCATATGTTCTGTTGATTTCAGTTAATGCACCTGTAGCGGCATCTGCTGACGCTGTAGCACTGCTTGCACTTGCCGCCGCAGATGCAACAGAACTGTCAATGGTAGTTTTGAGAGCTTCATACTGCTGTCCGGCTTGGATGATTTCGGCAGAGTTGTCAAGCACTTCTACAAGCTCTCTGACAACGGAGTCAGACGCAACCGTATCCTTGTCGAGTGCAGCTCTCTCTATCACAAGTACAAAGTTTGCTGTATTGAGTTCTTTGCCGTCCTTTGACAAGGATAACTCAAACACTGCTCTGCCGGCCGCTGCTGTGATCTGCTGATGTCCGGCAACAGTGACAGTTGTACCGCTGATGGTGGCATTTGCGGTATATGCGTTGCCGTCCGGCTTTGTTCCTCGGATGGATGCGGTTGTTCCTTCTTCGACACTGAATGTGCCGGAACTTGCGAAAAGATGTATTTGCAGTTCAAAATCTTCATCATACTGGTTGATGTGAACTTCACTTTTACTTCTTCCCGGCACCATATCGAGGTCAAACACATAGGTTATCATTTGTTCAATTCCTCCTGTTCTATGATGGTATTTGTTCCACAACGATAAAGAAATTTGCTGAATAAAGCTCTTTTCCGTTGTGTGTCAGGCAAATTTCAAACACACCTGTTCCTGCTTCGTCCGTGAGGTTTATATCTCCCTCAACAGATACCGTTGCTGTCTCCGTGTTGAGCGTGGCAGATGCTGTATATTCACTGCCGTTTCCTTTTGTTCCCCTGATTGCTGCTGTTGTATCAGCTGCTATGCTCAGTGTTCCAGCACTCGAAAACAAGGCAAGGTTAAGCACAAAGTCGGCATCGTTCTTATTCAGTTGAATACGGAGAGGTTCATCTCCGGGTGTCATATCCAACTCATGATTATGTGCTATCACTCTTTTTTCCCTCCTTTGCCGCAAGAGCTGATTGCAGTTTGCTGTAAAGCTCAACAAAGGTCGGTACTTCCGAACCGTTAAGCTGTGTACGATTCAAAAACACCAAAAGATTGCGGATGTCGTTTTCATTAAGTTCTGCCATACTTATCCTCCTAATATGAAATTAGTGCAACTACATTTATGCCGTTTATTGTTATAGTTCCTACTCCGAAATTGACACCATCAATTTGAATATAACCTTTATTATCTCTGTTAGCGTCAGTTCCAATACGTACTTTTTCGTTACCACGTTGTCCAACTAATACCGTATTTGCTGTCAATATTCCTTTGCCGCCCTCACTTACATACATAGAAGTTAGGATTTCATAAGTTGGTGAAAACATGGTGATTCCGTTCGTCCATACAGATAGTTTATAGCTATCTTTACTATCAATACTAATTCCATCAGTCCAAATTGACAACCTATTATTATCGTCATCCGAAAGATAAAATCTTCCATTATCAAGATCAAGAGTTGTATGCGAACTGTTGTCTCGTATGTAGCCAGTTTTTATCAGATTAGCATTGATTGTTCCTGTATTGATATAGGACGCATTGATATACAGCTTGTTATCGGTGCTATTGAGGTAAATACCCATTGTTTGACCGTTATTCGTAAGTTTGTTGAATATATCGGTTTGTGTCTGTGCATCAACTGCGTCAGAAGCGATAGTCGATACCGTTTTACCACCTACAGTTGTCGTTGCAGAAAGTGAGAATGCACCTGTCTCCATGTTCCAGTAGTTTTTATTCTGTGTGTCACGGAGAATGCCTGCTTTGATAATACCTGCTGTGAGTGTTCCTGTGGTGATATAGTCAGCCGATATAGCTCCATTCATGGTTATAGCAACACCCCAAGGACCGTTAATACCATTGCTTGAATAGCCTAAACCATTCATATCCCATTTCCATATTTTACGAGCGGCAGAAACGGTATTTGCATCCATGATAAGTATTCTTTCAGGTCCGCTGTTCGGGTCAAGCACAACATGGCCGTGTGTAGCCTGATTCAAAATGTTTGATACATTCGCTCTTTCGTCATCAATCACGGCATCTATGTTTTGCCTGATCTGTTCAGCATGATTTTGAACGGCTGATACTTTGCTGTGTGAGGAAGATGTATAGCTTTTCTTTGTTTCACTTTTTCCGAAAGTTACGGTATCAGTTTCAGGCTGTGTCAGATGATAAGTCCTTTTTGATACTTCAAAATATCGGTTCATTCCGTGAGGAGTTGAAACAACTCTTATCTGACTATTGATACGAATGGGCTGTAAATCATAGCCTAATGTGTGTAAATCAACAGCAGTAAGATTGAGCGTCATTTGCTCATATTGCCCGTCTTGCAACCATTTTTGACCTGCTGTTTTAAGGTTTGCAGGAACGGTAATATCATCAAAATGAAGAACTTTGCAAATAAAGCCGTAGTTTTGAACAGCATTATTTATCTGTATAGTGTCACTGCCATTATTGACAGTAGCAATGGTCAGGTATGCGTCAAGGGCAGCAATCTCGGTTTCTTCCTGTAATGCTCCAAGCGGAATACAGGCTGTTGCAATCTGTGTGTAATCAGTATCTTTGGCATAATCCAACAGATTTTCACCAAGTTGGATAGGCTGATCTGATACGGTTTCTATTTCCGCTAAGTAGTCCAGATACCTTTTACCGTTAGATATTCTTACTTTCAAATGACCGCCTAAACGGTTAATGAGCTTGTCTACGATGTCATCGAGAGTTGTCTCTCGGTTGGTGTACCTATAAAGAGAATCGTTGCTGTCAAGTACCGTAACTGTTCCGACTTCAAAAGTCTTGTCGATAGGTCCCTTATTTCGTACTTGATTGTTATGTTCTTCGAGTAGAAGCGTGTAGAATTGAAGAACGGAAATATTGTGAAGCTCCCTGCGAGGCTGAATGCTGTCGTATAGGAAAGCTAATTCACCCTCACATTTGAATGTACGAGCACGATACAAATCTTCACCGTCATCTATGGGTCTGCCTCTGAATATCTCTTCGTCACCATCATAGACACGAATATCGGAAGAAAGTCCTACGACTTTATCCAAATAAGGATGATCGTAGGACATTGTAAACTCAAAGCTGCCGGGGCTGTTATCCTCCGTAACAACAGTATCGTTGTATATCTTCAATTCGTCTGAATTTGGGTCGTGAAGAATGTATGTTGTTCCGTTATATAAACAAGTTACTTTATACACTACTGCACCCCTCTTTCAAATAAAATTGTAACGGAACCCGTTCCGGAAAAATACAATGTATTGTTTCCATTTTTTAGATGTATGGCATACATCATATTAGTTCCTGGAATTATCTGGTATGTGGTACCCTCAAACACAAGCGACAAAACAGAATTTGAACGAATTGTCATAGTACTGTTGTATTCCTTTCCTGTGACAATGATCTGTAAAGTCGAGCTTATATTATAATACTCTGAAAAACTTTCGAGCTTATAAGGAAAAACCTCATTACAGCTGATAGTGATAGTAGAGGTTATCTGGTTTGACTTCTTTGTGTCAATTTTGAAGCGACCTTTGTAATACCAATTAGGGTCAGAACTGAATACGATTTTGCTTTCTGTTCCGTTAAAGGCTGTGTTAAGAACCGACAAGAGTGTATGCCAATCGGAATAGGTGCAATCTCTGACATGAAATGTTGCCGATACTTTCCTTGTTGACAGGTTTACTTTTCCATTAAGAGCAAGGGTAGCATCCAATTTGCCGGGTCTGCCGGGTACATCTATGTACTTGGTAATAGGGGAAGGGCTACTTATGGAGAATGCGGTAAGTTTCATTCCGTATTCCCGTTCGAGATTGACGTTATTGAGTGTTACATATCCGCTCACTTAATTTCCCCTCCCTCTGTTGTTCTCTCTTTGGTCGATTTTGTACATTTCGTGGTTGACAGCAGGTGTTATTTCCTCCGCCAACTTTCTCTTGTCGAGATAGAGAACGGTGTGTACCTCTATGGGTCTGTCGCTCTCTAACTGACCTGTAACATTGATGTCCGTTTGACCTCTGCGGTCATTTCTGGCATTTTCATACTCTTGTGGAGCAGTTTTATCGTAAGCAATTTTACTCGCTTCCGTATTGACGGTAGCCTGTATTTCGCCTGTGAGCCTGCTCACAACCTCTCTTGCATTTTTGAAAAAATCAGGTGCTTCAACGCTTTGTTTCAAATCGCTTGACAGCAGTCGGTCAAGATAATCCTCCGTTCTTTTTTCGGGAATAAATCCGTTAAAGAATGAGTTTATATCATCAATGGCTTTCTGTGCTATAGTTTTTGCCGTCTCTGTACCGTCTTTTACACTTTCTGCAAGGTTGTTAAAGTCACAGTTTATTTCCGGTTTCTCAACCTCAATTTCTATGGCATCAAGACCATTGAAAATGTCTTGTATTGTTTCTGCCGCCTGTGTTCCAAATTCAGAAAGGCTCTCCAAAAAGTTTCTGGTAATGTCTGCTCCGTTATATGAGACAGTAATCTCAATATCGCCTATGCTTAAGCCGTCATAAGTATCTTGTAATGCTTGGAGTGCTTCTGTTGCCACTGTCGCATTGTCAGTAATGCCGTCTGTCAATTCGAGTACAAAATTTTCGCTGATCTCATCATTGAATAAGTTTAACGGTGCCTGTGATGTAATGAATTCATTTACATTGTCAACAAGAATATCGGAGAAGTCGCCTGCATAGTCGCATAACCAATTTGTCGTTCTTAAAATGTCATCTTGAAATTCATTTTTAACATTTTCAATATCACCAAACAGCAATTTATTGAGGTAATCGATAATAGATGTATCTTGTTTGAATTGGTCAAGAGAAGAACTAAGATCATCAACAGCCTTTTGAACTGTATTTTTTGTCTTGTCCATTTCATCCTGAACGCTGTCAGAAAAACCATCAAAATTGACATCAATATCTGGTATGGCAAAATCAAGTTCGACAGTATCCAAACCGCCAAAAATGTCCTGCAAAGCATTTGTGGCTTGTAATCCGCTTTCCGTTATACTATCAGCGAGTTTCCCGGTTATGTCAGTTTCCGGCTCTGAAACAGAAAATTCTACAGTGCTGATGTCTTTTGCGACATCTTTCAGTGCTTCTGTTGCCGTTGTTGCATTGTCTGTGATGCCGTCTGCCAATCCAAGTACAAGATTTTTACCAATCTCGTCACGGAATAATTTTGATGGGGAATGGATACCGAATATTGTCTTAAAACCGCTGACCCAAGCGTTACCGAAGTCTTTGCATCTGTCTCCGAGCCAACTACCCATGCTTTCTATGCCCTTCCATAAGCCCTCTATCATATTTTTGCCAATATCCCACATTGAGGACACCAACGAGCCGAAGGCTTCAAGAATACCACTTATTATTTGCGGTATTTTTGAAACGATTGTCGCTATAATATGCGGCAAATCTTTGATGATGGAAGTCAATAAAGAGAATCCTGCACTGATAAGTTTCGGAATTGATTCAATCAATGCGTTTATGACACTACTGATGATCTTTGGAATTGCTTCTATTATCTTGAGAATGATTCCCGGCAAATTATCCACAAGAGAAGTAAACAGTTTCAATCCTGTTTCTATGATTAAAGGAATATTGTCAAGGAGTATAGTTACAACTGCATCAATGATGTCAGGAAGAACGGAAACAATGTTTTCTATTATTTCGGGTAATGCCTCTACTAAAGAAGACAGTAGCTGTATGCCGCATTCAATGAGTTGTGGCAGCATATCAAGCAGGGTTGAAATAATCTTGTTTATAATTTCAGGAAGTGCGTCCGTTATCGTTTTGATAATGGTCGGAAGTTCTGCCACCAAAGATGTGAGAAGTGTTATTCCTGTTTCTACGATCTGTGGCAAAAGGCTTAATAAGCAGTTCACAATGCTATCTATTATCTCAGGAAGAACATTGATAATAGCAAGTATTATATCCGGTAAAGCCTGTACGATTGCCATAACAATCTGCACAACGCAATCGAGCAACTGCGGAAGACACTCCAATATTGCCTGCACTATACTATCTATCAGTTCCGGCAGAACTTCTACAATCGCCGTTATCAGCTCCGGTAAAGCTTCAACGAGAGCTGTAATTATCTGTAGGACTCCATCTATGATAACAGGTGCAAGTTCTACCAGTGCATTTACTATCTGCTTGATCAGTCCCGGTAATACTTCAACGATTGCAGAAATGATTTGTGGCAGTGCTTTTGCCAATTCCCGAATAACACTCTTTATACATTCGACCAGTTTTGGAATCAGTTTTGTTATCCCATTGACTATGGTTTTTATGATAGAGGGCAGTTGTTTTAAGATAGCTCCTGCTATGGATGGTATCACTTTCAAAATTGCAGAAAGGATATTTGTAACAGCTTCTAAAAGCTGTGGCAATGCCGCTGTTAAACCATCTATCAGTGCATTAGCAATGTCGGATGCCGCTGCTGCAATCTTAGAAGCATTTTGTGCCAATGATTCAGCAAGTTTAACGACTATACCCGTTACGGATTGTAACAGGTTGGGCAGTGCCTTGTTAAAGCCGCTTATCAGATTCAGAATAATATCAATTCCACATTCTACAAGCTGCGGCAAAAGCTCCAATAGCTTATCGACTATGCTGTCAACAATGTCAACCACTTTATCAACAATATTGTCAATTGCTGTTGGTAGTCCGTTTACTAATGATGATAAAAGTGTTGTTCCCGCTTTTATAAGCTCCGGCAGCATTCCAAGCAGTGTCTTGATGATGTTATCAACAACAGAAGGTAAAACATCAATAATCGAAATAATGATGTTCGGAAAGGCTTTTGCTATAGCTTTTATAACCTGTGTAACGCTTTCCAGAATTTTGGGAGTAAGTGCTATGATAGCTTCTCCTATGCTACTCAGCACATCTGGTATAGCTTCTACAAGCATTTCTAACAGGTCAGGCAAAGCAGATACAAGGCTTGTTATAATTTCTGTAATGCAGTTCAGAAGATCTGGAGCTATGTCAATGATAATATCAAGAATTTGCTGAATGATGTCAAGTACAATTCCCGTAAAGGATTTGAGAATATCGGGCAAAGCCGCCGCTATAGAGGAAATAAGGCTCTTTATACTCTTGGTCAGCTTTGGTGCTGCTGTGGAAATATTCTTCGCCAATGAGCCTATGATGTTGTTCAACGCTGAAATCAGCTTTGTTTTTATTATTGGCAAAGCCTCTGCTATGGAAGAAAACAATTCTATTGCCGCATTGAGCAATTCCGGTGCCGCTGCCGTAATACCGTCAATGATTGCAAAAACTATATTTATAGCGGCATCAGTTATTCTTGGAATATTGCTGACAAGTGTTTTTGCCAAAGTACCAATTATACGAGCCGCAAGAGGAAGTAACTGTGGAATTGTTTGTGCTGCTCCGTTGACAATATTCAAAACAATATCTATGCCCGTCTGTAGGAGATCGGGAAGATGTGTTTCCATGCCTTTTATAAGCTCGACAATGAGGTAGTTTGCTGTTGTGATGATGTCTCCTACAACAGACATAATGCCTTTAATGATTGCCGAAACAAGGCTTGCAGATGTTTCCGCTATGCCGTCTGCTTTCTTAAATCCCTCACAGAAAGAATGTACAAGGCTGACGGCCATGTTGATAAATTTCGGTGCGGCTTTTGCTATCTTGTCAATAGCCTGCGACAAAACATCTCCAACAGCACTTACAAGACCGTCAAAGCCACCTTTATCAAAAGCGTCTGTAAGCTGCTGTACCATTCCCTGTACGCCTTTTACGATCTCTTTGAGGGGAGTTTCTACGCCTTGATAGAGCTTGATTTTCAAGCCTTCCAGAGATGATTTCAGTATAGTAACCTGTCCTTCAAGGTTATCTATCCGCTTTGCCGCCATTTCCTCTGCGGCACTATAGCCTGTGAGTTCGTCTGTACATCCGTCAATTGCTCCTGCAAGTTTATTCCAGTCGGCATCAGAAGCGTTGACGATTGCAAGCAGTCCCGACATACCTTCCTGACCTGCAAGAAGGGCGGCATAGTTGGCTTTTTGTGCGTCCGAAAGTGTGGAAAACTTCTGACGCATTTCAAGCAGAAGTGTGTTAAGGTCTTTGACATTTCCTGCATTGTCTGTCAAAGACAACCCCAAATCATCAAGAGCTTGCTGTGATTGTTTGGTAGGTTTTGCAAGTCGTGAAAAAACAGAACGGAGAGCAGTACCTGCCTGTGAGCCTTTAATTCCTGCGTTTGCCATAAGTCCTATGGCTTGTGCTGTGTCCTCTGCCGAAAAACCCAATGCTCCGGCTACAGGAGCAACATACTTGAATGTTTCGCCCATCAGTCCAACATTGGTGTTGGCATTTGAAGATGCGGCCGCAAGAATGTCTGCAAAATGGCCTGAATCCTTTGCTTTAAGACCGAATGCTGTTAATGCGTCTGTTACAATGTCGGAGGTGGTTGCCAAGTCCTCACCGGAAGCTGCGGCAAGGTTCATTATGCCCTCTATACCCCCGAGCATTTCCTCTGTTTTCCAGCCTGCCATCGCCATATACGAGAAAGCGTCTGCACTTTCGGAAGCTGAAAATTTCGTTTTTGCACCCATCTCTTGTGCCTTTTTGGTGAGTGCGTCAAGTTCATCTCCTGTTGCTCCTGATATAGCAGCAACATTTGACATTGAGGTTTCAAATTGTGTACCGACCTGAACAACAGATTTTCCAAGTCCCGTTAAAGCACTGGTAGCTTTTGTGAGGATTGAGGATAATCCCTTTACAGCACCATTGGCAAGGTTGGTGATCTGGTTAGCTCCGCTCTCAAATCCTTTTGTATTGACTTGAGTATCGAATTTTAGTGTGCCATCGTAGCCCACAATGTCTGCACCTCACTTTCTTGGTCGGTAAACAGAAATTATCGGCTCATAATGGCTCTACTTAATTTGTTTCCCTTGTACTATTTTGACCTCAAAAAACTGCTTGCAGTTTCTTCCTTTGCAAGCAATATGAATACCCTTGCTTTCAGCCGTTTTATCGCAAAATATCGGCATTTTATATCCGCAAAAAGGGCATTCTATTTGTATTTTTGTTTTGTTGTTCATAAACGACCTCCTACACTATTCCGGTGAGGTCTCCACCGTTCTTCAGAGCGTTTATAAGAGCATCGTTTCGTCTTTGAGCTTTTTCGGATAGAGGAAGAGCGTGTACGGTTTTCATTTTCCTCAAAAATGCTTTTTCTGACTTTGACATTTCTTTTGTTATTCTGGCTGTGCGGTAGCCCATTATTTTTGCAAACTCGCAGTTATGGTCTAATCCTTTGAACATGGCTCTGAACTCCCACCAATGAAGTCCGTTTACTGTAGCAAGGTTTATTCCGTACTGCTGTCTGAAAGCAGCATAAATATATTCATCATCGTAGTCAAATGAATATGCTCTTGTTTCTTCTGTTTCGCTTTCGTTTGTCTCGTCATTGCTTATTTCGTCACGCTCCAACTTGATTTCTTTGTCGGTGCGTCCACACTTGTAAAACCAGATAACAGCTTTGAAAATGTCATTTATATTTTCCTGAACAGGTATTACAGGAAAATATAATTCAATGGTCTGACGAATTTTATCTTTGTC